TACAAGATCCTAATAAAGGAGAATATCACATTTGGTAAAAATAATTAACAATATATTTGGATTGTTTAAAAAATGTTTATATATTAGCTTCATAATTAAAACAAATAACAATGAAAAAAACACATATAATAGAACTAAATAAACCTGATAACAAAAACAGCTATCATGTATATTGTTCAACTCTAGGAATTAATGTTCAAGTCTGTCAAACAGAAATAGAATGGTTTTTAGATAGATACATAAACAGAGGTTTAAATTTAGAAATCGTTAATATATAATAACAATACAGATGCTGATAACCCGTAGTAACATAAAAACACTAAAACCGATATCAACAATGGATTATGATCCTAGTGAGGAATTTAGTAAGTCTAGTGTGAATGGGCAGCATCTTTTTAGAAACAAAGAAATGAAAACAAAAGAAATGATTAAGTGGGCTTTTATTACTTACACAGTAATATTTATTATATTAGGAATTATAGGAACATTAACTTATTACCTACCATAATGAAGACAGTATACAAAGCAACACAACAAGACATTAATATGCCTGTAGACAAAAACCTACAGAGAGACATAGTTAAATACCTATGCTGGGGATTTCCTCAACTTACATTCTGGATGATAATGCTAACACACTTTTTATTTTATGTCATTAGAGGATATTAAAAAAGAATTAGATAAATTAGAGTCTAAAATATTTAGATCACAAGATTTATCAACAAATGAATCTATATATATATGTATGCCTTTAAATAGAGCTGTTAGTAGGCTTGAAAAAACAATTGAGAAAAAAAAGTCAAATGAATCTAAAAACAAGGGAACAGTACGAGAAGGAGATGAAGATCTTCAAATGGTGTATTGATAATGATATAAGAGTTTATCGTGAACCAACAAGAATAGGAAAGAAACCATCTGTAATACTTGTACTAGATTATAAAGGACAAATTAAAAAAGGAACAGAAGTGTTCTCACAAGGAACAAAAGAATTAGAACATAAAATAGCAGAAGTATATGAATGGGCATATGATAGAGCTCATGATGCAATACAAAGAGAGATGAGAATAAAAAGAGATAATAGTAGTTAATAATTTTTTTTAATGTTAATTAGTTTGAGAGGATCAGAAATGGTCCTCTTTTTTTATACAAAAAACTGAATAAGTTATTGTTATAATATGAAAGTTAAGATACAAGTTCCAGAATCTTTAAGAGAGATTAGTTTAGAACAATACCAGAAGTACCATAAGATAAATACAGATGCTAATCAGAACTCTAATTTCTTATTACACAAGACAGTAGAAATCTTCTGTAATCTTGATCTCCAGAATGTTATTAAGGTACAGTTTAATAGTGTAATGGAAGTTGTAAGAATCATTAATGACTTATTTAATAAAGACGCTAAACTTGTACCTACTTTTACAATGGATGGAATAGCTTATGGCTTTGTTCCAGATTTAGACAAAATAACTTTAGGAGAATATATAGATCTTGATACTACGCTAGGAGACTGGAGCAACATGCACAAAGCTATGGCAGTATTATACAGACCAATAAAAGACACACTAAAAGACAAATACATCATAGAAGACTATAAAGGATCAGAAGATTCTGAAAAATATAAACAGATGCCACTTGATATAGTTATGGGTTCTATACTTTTTTTTTACAATTTAAAGAACGAATTACTGAAAACTATCCTGAAATCTTTGAATCAAGAGGCGATCAAGGGGATGACTATTCAGCAGAGGGAGGATTTGCTAGGAAGTGGGGATGGTATAACTCGCTATATAGATTGGCTGGAGGAGATGCAACCAAACTTGAATCTGTCAGTGAATTAAATGTACATTCATCATTATACTATTTAGCATATGAGCAAGACAAATTACAGACAGAGAAAAATTTAATTAAACAGAAAACAAGATGACAGGATTTTATAACATAACAAATAAGATAAAAGAAACACTAGAAGCAGAACCATTTGTAAACAATGTATCATATGGAAGCTTTGACAATGTAGATCTTAATAAACAGACTATATTTCCTTTATCACATGTAATGGTAAATCAATGTACAATAAACACTAAAATACTTACGTTTAATATTTCTGTTATGTGTATGGATATAGTAGACATAAACAAAGAAGAAACAACAGATTTGTTTTTAGGTAATGACAATGAGCAAGATGTGCTAAACACACAACTAGGGATATTAGATAGACTAATGGCATTATTACAAAGAGGAGATTTATATTCAGACAAATATCAAGTAGACACAGATGTTACTTGTGAGCCTTTTGTAGATAGATTTGAAAACAAGTTAGCTGGATGGGTAGCAACATTTGATGTACAGATACAAAACGATATGACGATATGCTAAACAACGAGAATACAAGAAAAGCATTAGAAGCATTTAAGGATTATGTAATTCAACAGTCTAGAGCTAATCTAACTAAAAAGAATAAGAATGTTTCTAAACAGCTTTACAATTCTCTAAAAGGGATAGTAGATGTTATGCCTAACTCGTTTAGATTAAAGTTTGAGATGGAAGATTATGGTAAGTTCCAAGATCAAGGGGTTAAAGGAGCAACAAGCACATATCCAGAAAGCACTAATAGTCCATTTAAGTTTGGAACAGGTACTGGAAAGAAAGGTGGGTTATCAGGAGGTATAAAGAAGTGGGTAGAAGCAAGAAGATTTCAATTCAGAGATAAACAAGGAAAGTTTACTAGTTATGAATCTACAGCATATGTTATTTCTAGGTCAATATGGAATAAAGGAATAAAAGCAAGTTTGTTTTTTACTAAACCTTTTGAGAAAGGATTTAAAAGATTACCACAAGAATTACTAGAAGCATACGGATTAGATGTAGAAGAATTTATAGATTATACAATAAAACAATAGAACATGGCAAATATATTATTAAGGAGTCCTTATTACGAATATCACCCACGAACTGGAGCATCATCTGCAAAGCTTGTACTTCAGATAGAAGGTGTAACTAGATATACAATAATAAAAGACACTCCTACTGAAACAGTGTTATTTGAAATAGCAGAACTTGCAAAAGATTATTTAGATATTACTTTCGCAGGAAGTTATCAAGCTCAAAAGATAAATATATCAGGAGAGATATTTTTTTATGATGGAGTTAATGCAACAGGATCTCAAGTTGGATTATCTATAAACTTTACACACGTAGGTTTTGATGGATATTGGGATTATTATAATACATCTAATACTAAAAGCTTTTGTTCTGGAGATGGATCTTGTGTAATGCAAGATAATACCATTATGTATGTTCCAGAAGGAACTGGAGGGTTTATACCAGTGCTATCATCAGGAACTATAGTATATAATGCTTTTACAGGAACTACAACAAGTGTAGCTGTAGGAAGTCCAGCAACAACAATAACAATTAAAAGAACAGATTGCTCTAAATACATGCCTATAAAAGTAACTTTCGTAAACAAGTATGGAGCATTACAAGACATATACTTCGATAAGAAACATGTAGAAACAATAAGCACAGAAGTTAAAAAGTATAAAAACAACAACTTATCGACAACAGGGACATATTCTAAATACGCACATCAATATAGAACATTAATAAAAACAGGTAGAGAGAGAATGACATTAAACACTGGATATATAGATGAAGGAATGAATGAAGCTATAAAACAATTAATGTTTTCAGAACAAGTATGGATGAAGATGGGTAATGAATATCACCCAATAGATATTTCAACAAACTCATTGACATTAAAAACAAGTGTAAATGATAAGTTAGTTAATTATACAATAGAGGTTGAGCATGCTCACGATCACATAGACAGAGTAAGATAATGAAAGCAGTTCTGCAATTATATATAGAAGGAACAAGAGTAGATTTGTTTGAGGATGAATCTATTAATGTTATACAGTCAATACAGAATGTAAAAGACATATCTAAAATATTTGTAGACTTTACTAGAACTTTCAACATACCAGCATCTAAAACAAACAACAAGATATTTCAGCATTATTATAATTATTCTATTGTAGATGGATTTGATGCAAGACTAAAAAAAGATGCAACATTAGAACTCAATACAAGACCTTTTAAAATAGGAAAGGTAAAACTAAACGGAGTAGATTTAGTAGATGGAGAACCAACAAGCTATAGAATAACATTCTTTGGAAATACTATTGACTTAAAAGACTTATTAGGTGATGATGATTTAAGCTCATTAGATTTAACTAGTTTTGACACTACATATAACGCAGCTACAGTAGAAAACAGATTAAAAGGAACAGGTACAAGTGTAACGTATTCTCATCCAGATAGAACGACAGATATAGTTTATCCTCTTGGACTTGTAGCACCATTAATATCACACACTACAAGACTTTATTATGATACTTCTGATACAGCAGACTATCCAGATGCTGATGGAGGTAACTTATATCCAAGTGGAACATCACATCAAGGTGTGTATTGGGAAGAGTTAAAATATGCAATAAAGATAGATGCTATCATTAGAGCTGTAGAAGATAAGTATGGTTTAACGTTTAGTAATGATTTCTTTAACAACACTAACAACCCTTATTATGATCTTTACTTATGGCTTCATAGAAAAAAAGGAAAAGCATATGAATCAGTAGAAGTAAGTAAACAAGTAACAGGGTTTTTTATAGATAGGTTTTCAGAACTACCACATGTTAGAAGCGAGTCAGATAGGTTAATTGTACAAGGAGCAACAGGTCTTGTTCAGTATTCTTTAACTATTGTAGCATCTACTAATATTACAGGAACAGTAATTATTAAAAAAGATGGTATAGAATACAATCAAAGATCTATAACTAATAATACATCTATTACGTTAAGTGGTTATTTAGATAATGGTACATATACAGTGTTTATAAAATCTGATGCATCAACTTTTAACTTAACCACAGATACACAATGGGATGTTGATTTAACATACTATCCAGACTCTACAGCAGAATATCCTTTAACAAGCACATATACATTTGACAATACAAGAGAATTTATAATATCAGAACAAATACCAGAGATGAAAGTAATAGACTTTTTAACTGGTTTATTTAAGATGTTTAATTTAACTGCATATACAGATAATGGTATTATTGTAGTAAAAACATTAGATGAATATTATAACGACTCTGATACTGTATGGGACATTACAGAGCACGTTGATACATCACAGTCTAGTGTGGATGTAGCATTGCCTTATAAAGAAGTAGAATTTAAATACGAAGGATTAGAAACAAAGTTAGCAAAGCAACATGAACAATTATCAAACATAAGTTGGGGAACAGAAGAATATAGAGGTGATGATTATTATGATGCAAACCCAGAAACATATGTAGTAGAGCTTCCTTTTGAACACATGAAGTATGAGAAGCTAAATGGTGATGGAACTAATTTAGATCCTCAAGTAGGATGGTTTGTAAATGATAACAATACTGCTTATTATGGTAAGCCATTAATTTTTTATGCTAAAAAACCAACAAGCACACAAACTGAAATAAGATTTTTAATTACAGAAAATTCAGGAAGTCCAGATGTAGAAGGAACTAATTTTAATGATATATCAAGTTACTTTGTTCCATCTAACAGTATGCAATTAGATAATACTGTAAGTGAAGCAAATATAAATTTTAGAAACGAGATAAATGAGTTTACTCTAACTAATCAATTTGAAGACACTCTATTTAAGGTTTATTATCAAAACTATATTTCACAAGTATTTCAAAACAATAGAAGACTAACTACAGTGTACGCTTATTTACCTATGAAAATGCTACAAGAGTTTATTCTTGCAGACACCATAGCTATAACAGACAGAAACTATACTATTAATGAAATAGAAACAGATTTTAGTACAGGAAGAAGTAAGATTGAATTAATAAATGCAGTTACTGTTTCTGTGGGTGGTTCAGATCCTATAGATCCAACTACAACGCAAGATCCTAGTGAAGTTTGTGAAGAATGTACAGCAGATTCTAGTTTTTGTACTGTAGATAGTTTAACACCTACTGCTGATAAAACTTGTGATGTAGGTAGAACTCTAACAATTACAGGACCTCTTACTGCACAACAAACCAATGATATAACTCTAGTAGCAACTGCAAACAACTTTATAGGAACTGCTAGTTACTTATGGGCAGGTGGTGAAGCAGCAGGAGAAACAACATCTAGTATAACAATAACAAATGCAGGTACAGGAAACGTAACATATACTTGTACAGCTACAGATAGTGATGATAGTGCAGAATTTCCAGATACACACACTGTTCTTTGGACACCAAAAACATATAAGATAACATTAAATGTTGTAAATAATATTACAGGTAATGCTGCAGGATATAATATAACAGGAGATCAAAGTGGTGATTTTGTAGAATTACAAGAAGGTCAAACTTATTCATTTAATACTTTAGTAAGTCCAAACTCTGGTTATGAATTTACTTCAGGTCCATCAATACAAAATGCAACAGGAACAGTAGGTACATCAAATATAACTGTAAACACAACATTATCAGGAGCAGTTCAAACAACAACAGATTTTATTACAATATCAGGACCTACTCAACAAACTGTAAATACAAATGCTAGATTAAATACTTCTGCAACAGGATTTACACCTACAAGTTATCAATGGGCAAGATCAACAGATGGAGGGTCTACTTTTGTAGATGAATCTGGAGAGACAAATAGTTTCTATGATGCTAATGAGTCAAGTGCTGGAAGTTATACTTATAGAGTAACAGCTTCAGATGGAAGTGTAACAGCACAAGACGTACATACAGTAACATTTGTAACGCAGTCACTTGTTACAGTAACATTAGCAGTAGATACAAGTAATATAGTAGGTACAGGATATTCACCAGCTTCTAATGGATTTACATTAGGGGGTGATTTAAATGGTACACAAAAAACACAAAACAGTGGAACTGTATTTAATTTTTCAACTACCATAACACTTAACTCTGGGTTTGAATGGGTAGGAACACCATTATCAGCAAATAATGTAGGAGGAACATATACAGCTGATGCAACACAAAACAGTGTGTTCCCAGCAGGAGAAATACAATTAATAGTTTATAATTATTATATAGTAACAGGATGTCCAAACACAAACGTATCAGGACAAACAATATATATAAGATCAAGAGATACATATACAACAGGAAGTACTAGCACAGGAAGTTATGTAACAATAAGCAATAACTGTTACTATGCATCTTCAACAACGTTTGAAAGTACTTGGGCAAGTAATAATGGAATAACTGTAGGAAATGCAGAAGGTACAGGGTGTACTACTTGTACAAACCCAGTTACTACAGATCCTTGTTTAGTAGATAAATCTTTATTTTCTTTAAGATACTCAACTACAAGTAATGTTTGTGAATCAGCTTCTACTATTGGGTTTTATTATGGTAATGGTGCAAGTTTAAGTCAAACACAAACAAACTTCTGTAATTTAACTAATTTATATACATATGCTGATTGTACAGTAGCAGCTCCTGCAGGTTATTACTCATTAAATAGCGACAACACAGTAAGAAGGTATTGGAACGGAAGCAGCTTTAGTGTTTGTACTAATTGTATAGATGCACAAAGTTTAATTTATTTAGGTGGTGGATGGAACCCTGCTCAAGATTATTGTAATACTTCATTTGGAGTTCAAGGTTTTTATTATTTTGATGATAATGCTTCTTTTGAAACTGCAACGACTAGTCAATATATGTACGACCAACCAAGCTTAATTAACACATCTAACTATTCAGCAACTGGTTATTATTCAAATGGAAGTATATATAGATATTACGATCCAGCAGAAGAAGTTTGGAGTGTATCAGGTACTTGTCAAGTTCCACCAACAACATCAGCTTGTACAGAACCAGTTAAACCAACATTAACTGTTTGGAGAGAGTATAGAGAATGTGGAGGTGATTCATTTATAACATTAGGTAACAATTCAACAGCTGGATTCCCATCAGTAGTAGAAGATAGATTAACAGGTGTATGTTATGGAGATCCAGAGCCAACTGCAGGTAATCAAGATAATGATTGGGTATTGTCTAGAACTTGTGTTGGAAACACACTAACATATGACTATATAGGATTTGATGATTGTACAGCTTGTACTGGTACAACTACTACTACCACAACTACGACTACAACTGAATTGCCAGATAATGCATTTGTTGTAGAAAGACAAAGTGATGGGTTCTCAACTTACGTACAATTAGATTCAGGGTTCCAAGTAGGAGATATAAATGTTTCTATATCTACTGATGCGGGTGAGTGTTATGACATACAAGGATCAGCAAGAGTTACACAAGAGTATCTTCAAACTTTAGGTCAAATTACAGGTTCTTGTACTACTACAACAACTACAACAACAACGACTACTCAAATATGTCACGCTGTATCATTATACGGTGCAGCATATGAAGATCCATTTGGAGGTTCTTTATCAGGCACACCAACACAGGTATGTTGTGAAGAGGTAACAGCTAACACATTCTACTTAAATACAAGTAGCTTATCAACTGCAACTGTAGTTTATAGTGGTGATACTTGTACTACAGGATTAACATTTAAATATTACTTTACACAAGACTTCGTTAACTATTACAACTGGAACGGTTCTACATTATCAGGACCAACAAGTTGTCCAGCATGTCCATAATATGAAATATATATCAGCACAACCAGAGACGAAATATTATGAGTGGCAAGTAAACACTATGATTCATTCATACATTGAATTAGGTGTAGATCCATCTGACATAATTATTTTACTTGGTGATTTAGGAGAATATAGATTTGTAAGATTAGAAAAGAAATACCCTACGGTAAACTTTTTTAGATATAAAGCAACAAGCGAAACATATAAACCTGCTATAAAGCCATACTTAATGAGTCAATACTTTGGAAGCTGCAAATGTACACAAGGAGAACAATATTATTATGCAGACGCAGATACTATTTTGTTAAAAGCACTACCTAACTTTCCAAAGAATACAGTTTTTATGTCAGACACTAGAAGCTATATAGGAATTAAATACATAAGAACAAAAGGAGAAGAGATTTTAGATATTATGTGTGAAGCAGCAAAAATAGATAAAACCATACTAGAAGCTAGAGATTTAGAAGCAGGAGGATGTCAATTTGTTTTTTCAGGAACAGATGGTAAATTCTGGCGAGACGTTTATGTGAGCTCTAACGCACTTTATAGAGCTATGAGGGACTACAACAATACTCATAAAGAAAAGTATGAAGGAAGCTATCCTATACAAGCGTGGACAGCTGAAATGTGGGCAACTTTATGGCAGTTCTGGAAAAAAGGTTACAAAACAGAAATATCAGAGCATTTAAATTTTGCATGGGCTACAGATCCAATAGACACATTAAATAAAAATACAATCTTGCATAATGCAGGAGTAACAGGAAGTCATAAAGGGTATTTTGTCAAATCAAAGTATGTTTTAGAATCTCCACCACCAAATCTTGATATAACAAAAAACCATTGTAATTATTATTATTATAAGAAAGTATTAGAAGCGACATGTTAGGAAACGTATTAGAATTATTAAGATTAGCAAAGCAAGAGAATATATCTGGCAAGTATATAGATATAGCACTGGGTAAAAATAAAATGCCAGAAACAATAAAAGAAGCATACGAACAATTTAAAAAGAACAAATAATGGCTAAAGAAATAAACATAGATATTAATGTAAAAGCTAAAGATGCTGAAAAAAACCTGCAAACAGTAGGTGTAGGTCTTAAAGGTATACAAGAAGGAGCTAAAGCTGCAGGTAAATCAATGTTTAGTTTAAACGCTATATTCAAAGGAGTTGGAGCAGCAAAATTATTTGATGCAGTATTAAATACACTTAAAGACACTTTCTTTTCTAATCAAAAAGTAGTAGACACTTTTGCTACAGCTACTACAGCTTTAAAGTTAGCTTTTAATGATTTATTTGTATTTATAGAATCTAATATAGGAACAGTAGTAGGTTTCTTTAAAGATATATTTGAAAACCCAGTAGAAAACTTAAAAGCATTAGGTAAAGCAATAAAAGACAAACTTATTGAAAGATTTAATTCAGCTTTAGAAGTTATAGGGTTTTTAAGTGAAGCTATTGTAAAAGTATTTGAAGGAGATTTTAAAGGAGCTTTTGATTCTGTTAAAGAAGCAGGAAAAGAATATGTTGATGTATTAACAGGAGTAGATGACACGGTAGATAAAGTCGTTGAAACAACAAAAGAAGTTATAGAAGCAACAACAGAATATACAACATCTATAATAGACCAAGCAAAAGAAATCACTAAACTAAACAACTTAAATAAAATAGCAAGAGCAGAAAATGCAGGTATAATAGAAGATTATGATAGACAAGCTGAAATACAAAGACAATTAAGAGACGATACAAGATTAACTGTAGAGGAAAGAATAGTAGCTAACGAAGAACTAGCAAGAATATTAAAAGAGCAACAAGAGTTAATGGAAACTAATGCTCAAATAGCAGTTGCAGCGGCAGAAGCAGAATTAGCGTTAGATGAAGACAACATAGACCTAAAAGTAGCATTAATAGAAGCTGAAAATGAACTTGCAGCAGTTAAAGCAAGAGTAACAGGACTTACAAGTGAGCAATTAACAAACCAAGCAGCATTAGAAAAAGAATTAATAGATTTACAAACTTCAAAAGCACAAGGAATTCAAGAAGTAGCACAAATAACTAAATTAGCAAATGCAGAATTAATAGATAATGAAGTAATAAGATTAGAAAAGTTAAAAGAAATAGAAGCAGAGGAAAGATTAGAGATAGAGAAAACTTTACAAACAAGAATAGATAGTTTTAAGAAAGGCACACAAGAAGAAATAGATGCACAAAACGAATTAAATAGATTTAAAGCAGAGTCTGATGCAAAGGAAAACAAAAGAAATAAGGAAATAGCAGACGCTAAAGTAGCTGCAGTTACAGGAGCATTAGGTTCATTGGCTAGTTTAGTTGGAGAGAATAACAAGTATGGAAAAGCATTAGCTATTACACAATCAATAATAGATACTTATGCAGGTGCTACTAAAGCTTTAAAATCTGGACCACCACCATTTAACTTTATTGCAGCAGCATCAGTTGTTGCAGCAGGTTTTGCTAATGTTAGAAAAATAACATCAACTAAAGAACCAGCACCACCAAGTTTTGCAAAAGGAGGAACAGGAGGATCAGTACCTACTCCAGCATTATCAACTCCACCAGCATTTAATGTAGTAGGTGCAACAGCAGAAAGTCAACTAGCACAAACAATAGCAGGAGCACAACAAAAACCAATAAGAGCTTATGTGGTTAGTACTGATGTAAGCACACAACAAGCGTTAGATAGAAAAACTGCAAATCAAGCAACACTAGGAAACTAAAACAAAATAATAAAAACAATATTGTTATAATATGGACATCATAGAATTATTTATAGACGAAGAGGATAACGTTTCAGGAATTGATGCAATAAGTATAGTAGAAAACCCAGCAATTCAAGAAGATTTTGTCTTTTTAAAGAATCAAGAATTTAAGTTAACAGAACTAGATAAAGAAAAAAAGCTTTTACTAGGTCCAGCATTAATACCTAATAAACCAATTTACAGAAAAAGTGGTGACAAAGAGTATTATATATACTTTTCTAGAAACACTGTTAGACAAGCAAGTGAACTATTCTTAAAAAGAGCTAAACAACATAGATCTACATTAGAACACGAATCACCATTAAATGGACTTACAGTAGTAGAGAGCTGGATAGTAGAAGGTGAGCAAGATAAGACAAGACTATATGACATGGATGTGCCTTTAGGTACTTGGATGGTTTCTATGAAAGTAGACAATGATGATGTTTGGGATAACTATATTAAAACAGGTAAAGTTAAAGGGTTTTCAATAGAAGGGTATTTTGCTGATAAACTAGAAAGACCTAACGAGCCTAATAAATTTTCAGAATGTGGCTGTGATGCAAAATTAAAAACTTGTATTTGTCAAGACAAAGAGATCCAAAAAATAGAAGAAGAAGATGCACAAGAGTTGTTAAGTGCTGTTAAAGCAATTATAAAAAAAGACAACAGATATAAGTCTGGTAAAACAATAGAACTAGAAACTTATAATGACTATCCAAACTCTGTTGCTAACAATGCAAAGAGAGGTATTGAATTAAATAAAAAAGTAAACAACAAATGTGCAACACAAGTTGGTAAAGTAAGAGCTCAACAACTAGCAAGAAAAGAAAAGCTATCTGTACAAACAATAAAAAGAATGTATAGCTACTTATCTAGAGCAGAAGAGTACTATAAAACAGGAGACACAGAAGCATGTGGATATATTTCTTATTTATTATGGGGTGGTAAATCTGCAAAGTCTTGGGCAGAGAGTAAATTAAAAAGTTTAGATCAACTAAAAGACGAAAAATTAGCTTCTATTGTAATAGATGGTAAAAGAGCATATGATACAAAGCAAGAAGCAATAATAAAGGCAGAAGAAATGGGGTGTGAAGGATTTCATGAGCATGAAGTAGAAGGTAAGACTTGGTTTATGCCTTGTGAAGATCACGAGCAAGAATTAAAAGAACCTTGTCAAGCAGGATATGAAATGATAGGTTTTAAAATGAAAAACGGAAGAAGAGTTCCTAATTGTGTACCAATAAAGTAATGAGAAGAAGATATACAGTTCCTTCATCAGGAACAAGAGGGTGTTTATGTAGAGATAGAGATACATATTCAATAGAATGTTGTAACGATCAAGATTACATGGCACAAGGAATTGGTAATATTACAGGACCAATAGGATTTTTGTTGCAAGAAAATGGAGAATATATATTACAAGAAAATAATGATAAAATAGAATTATAAAAAAATGGCAAAGAAAAAAATATCAGCATTAAACGCTGCAACAGCATTACAAGGAACAGAATTGATACCTGTAGTACAAAGCAGTGAAACAAAATACTCAACAGTAAAAGACATTGTAAACTATTTAGTTCCAACTACATTAACAGTTAGCGTAGCAGGTGGTACTGTAGATTTAGGAGGTTCAACTTATACAAATAGTGAGCTTATTGTTCTTACTTGGTCAGGATCAGCAGGAACTATAGAACTTACTTTGCCAGATGCTACAACCACAGCGAACACAAACAGATTAATCAGAATTATATCTGATACAACATTTTCAACCTCAACGCATGCAGATTTAACACCAGCTTCTGGTCAAACACTAGATGGTTCTTCTTCTGCATATAGAGTTAATAAGGAATATGAAGGTGTAACTGTTTGGAGCAACGGAACAGAGTGGTTTATAATTCAAGCTAAAGCTTAAAAATATAACAAACAGAAATTAATTTAATTGTAATACTATGAAAGCGACAGAAATGTTAAAACAAGTAAAAGACCTACTAGGTATGAATGCTGCAGAAATAGAAGTAAATTTAGAGGAGCAAGATATTAATCTTGAAGAGACTAAAGAAGAAACTACTGAATTAGCTACAGATCAAGTAGAGGAAACTAAAGTAGAGCTAGCAACTATGCAGCTTGAAAATGGTACAACAGTAGAAGCAGAAGCTTTTGAAGCTGGTAACGAGATCTTTATTGTTACTGAAGACGAAAAAGTTGCTCTACCAGTTGGAGAATACACTCTTGAAGATGGTTTAAAATTAACCATAGAGCAAGAAGGTATAATTGCTTCTATTGGCGAAGCTGAAGTGGAAGAAGTTGAAGCTGCAGCAGATTACGCTACAAAAGAAGAGTTAGCGGAAGTAAGAAAAGCCGTTGAAGATATTGTAACTATGATTGAAGAATTAGGTTACGGTAAAAAAGACGAAGAAATGGCTTCTGAAGATGTTAAAGAAGAATTATCTGAAGAACCAACAAAAGAAATCTTATCTGAAGTAGAAAAAGTAAAACACAATCCAGAAAGTGAAGAAAAAACACAATTAAACATTCCTTCAAATTCTAGACCTATGAATACTTTAGACAGGGTAATGCAAACAATATCAAATTTTAATTAAAATAAATAAAAATGGCAAATAGTACAGTAACACCAATAACTTCTACTTATGCAGGAGAATTTGCAGGAAAATATGTTTCTGCAGCTCTTTTAAGTGGAAACACATTGGCTAACAATTTAATCACAGTTAAGCCAAACGTGAAATACAAAGAAGTAATGAAAAAAGTTGCTTCAACTGGTCTTGTTAAAAACGGTGCATGTGACTTTTCAGGTCAAGCAGATGTTTTAACATTAACAGAGAGAA